CACACATTTTTAGATGATTATTTTTCTTGGGCACACATTATGACAAATCAATTTTGTCTTATGGAAAAGAATCATCTATTAGAAAATATAGATATGATGAAGATAACAGCAATCTGTAAGAATGACAAAAGGGCAGAAATCTTCCAAAAATTGTGTGCTACATTTCCAGTCAATATTCAAATTGAACTTATTGAAAGTAAATATAAAAATGATTTTGAAATGTTGGAAGACTGGTCGCATTTGCAAGGAGATGCAGTAAAACCTTTAAGTGAGACACACACACATGCTAAAATTTTTGATGATTGTAAAACTGAAGATTTGAATGTTTTATATTTCCATGCTAAAGCAATTACCTCAGTATCAAATTGTTTAATTAAACATGGTCATGCATCAAAATTTAAAAATAGACACTTATGGAGACAATTACTAAATTTTGGCACATTAACTTATTGGAATATGTGTGTTGAACAACTAGTGGAAAATGATGCGGTTGGTGTTGATTATCAAACATCTCCACCACATTTTAGAGGAGGATTCTGGTGGTCAAAATCAAGTCATATTAGAGAATTGCCTGATCCAAGAGATGATTCCTGGTGGTTAAATTTTAAAGCTCAAGCAACCGAACATTGGTATCAAAATTTATCAAATCGATTTAGAGATGAGTTTTGGATTTGTTCAAAAAAAGATACTAAAGCATTTAATATAGTCAAAAATGAAGGATATTATGTAGAAAATGACATATGATGGAATATTTTTAATTACATCTGCGCTTAGAACAGCGGATCATTTAACAAAATACAACAAAGAAGAAAGATATAATCAAACCATCAAAACAATAGAATCAATTAAAAAATATGGTCCATCAAATTCAACTATGTATTTAATTGAAGGATCAGCTGAAAATCCTGATGAAGATAAGCTAAAGAATATTGAATCTATGGGAGTTCACATTTTTAAAGCATATGAACATCCAGATGTTAGAAATTATGCAATGCAAGGAGCTAAAATATTTATTGAAAATCTTTGTCTTTATCGATTCTTTGAATGGTTTATGAAGAATCCAGTTAAAGCCAAACGTATATATAAAATATCAGGTAGATATGAATTAAATGAAAACTTTAAACCTGGTTTTGAATATAAAGATTCTTTTGTCTTTCTTAAGTCATTTGACAGTTGGATGCCAATTGAAAATCAAGAATTTGCAGATGCTAAAAAGTTTTATGAAACAAGATTATATCATATGGATTACTCTTTATTAAATACATATGTGAATAATCTTGTTTGTATGATTGACGCATCACTCAAATATAATATCAATGTCGAACATTCAATGTATAAATGTTTAAATGGTCAAAATGTAATTGAATTAGATAAAATAGGAATTAGTGGTTTTGTCTCACCTTCTGGAGAATATAAGAATGAATGATTTTATTAAGTATGATACAAGTAGTGGAGAAGTATCATATGTTAACAGCTATAATTGTTCTGGCGAAGGAATTATAGACCTAATTAAAAATGTGAAAAATCCAATCGGAATAGAAATCGGATCAGATGTTGGTGAAACAGCATCATATTTACTAGAAACACGAAAAGATTTATTCTTGCATTGCATCGATCCTTATGAAACATATATTGATTGGAATGGCAATAATCTAAATGATAGAGAAGCTGTATTAAAAACATTTGTCGAAAAAATGAAACCATACGAAGATAGATATGATCTTCTAAAAATGAAATCTGATAGAGGAGCTAAACAATTTTTTGATGATTCTGTTGATTTTGTGTTTATAGATGGTCTTCATGAATATGAACAAACACTTAGAGATTGTTTAAATTATTGGCCAATTTTAAAGTCTGGTGGATTATTTTGTGGGCATGATTATAATACTATTCCAGGTGTAAACAAATCGGTTAATGAATTTGCAAATCGAGTTAATAAACAAATTTTAACCACAACAAATGATGTTTGGTATTTTTACAAATAATAGGATATAAAATGGAAAAAGGTTTAGTTATACTAGAAACTGAAATTGTTCAACGTGAATGGGATAAAAGATGGGAACAAATAGCTAAAATTATGGACTATGAAAATTCATATACATATTTAAATGAGTATGGAATTAAAATGACACTAATACCTGAAAAATGGATTACAATAGCAGTTTATGATTATTTAATGGAGATTGTAGAATAATGACAAAGAACATCAAACTAATTAAATTGATTACGGGCGAACAGATTATGGCAGAAGTTGCTGAAAACACTTCAATAGCATTGAAAGTTAGTAATCCAACTCTTATTGTTGTATTACCATCTAAGACTAATTCACAACAGCCGTCTATTGGTTTAGCTCCCTGGGCAGAATTTTCGGACGACAAAGAGATTTCAATTGACAAACTTCACGTTATTGCTATAATGAATCCAATCAAGGATTTCATTGAACAATACAATAGGATTTTCAGTAAGATCATTACACCATCACCATCTGCTCTCATTTTTCCAACGTAAGGAATTTATATGCAAGAATTTTATACTAATGTTCAAACTTATGGTTCACGTATTTTGTACAGAGGTGTTAAAAATGGCAAAAAAATTAAAGAAAAAATCGATTATCATCCAACATTATTTGTATCTTCTCCAAAATCAACTAAATTTAAAACATTAAAGGGAGAATATGTATCTGAGATTACACCCGGCAATATTCATGATTGCCGGGATTTTGTTGAAAAATATAAAGATGTTAATAATTTCAAAATTTATGGAATGCAGAAATATGAGTATGCTTTTATTTCAGATCAACATGTAGATGATGTTGGTTGGGATAGAGAACATATTACTATTTGCAATATTGACATTGAAGTTGGTTCGGAAAATGGATTTCCTGAACCTTCTACTGCTTTTGAACCTATTATTGCAATTACAATGAAAACACAAGACAAATTTATCGTGTTTGGTTGCGGTGAATTTAATAATAAAAGAAATGATGTTCGATATGTAAAATGTTTTGATGAAATTGATTTGATTAAACGATTCATTGATGAATGGTCAGGAAATTATCCAGACATCATTACTGGTTGGAATGTAAAGTTTTTTGATATTCCATATCTAGTGAATCGTATTACTAAATTATTAGGTGAAGAATTTGCCAAAAGACTGTCGCCATGGAATATTATGAATGAACGTAATGTTATTATTATGGGGCGTGAACAAAGAACATATGTACCATTAGGTATTGGTGTCCTTGATTATATTGAATTATATAAGAAGTTTGCCCCTGGTGGAACATCACAAGAATCATATAAGTTGGATAACATATGTCATGTTGAATTAAATGAACGTAAAATGTCATATGAAGAATATGGCAGTCTTCATACATTGTATCGCGATAATTATCAAAAGTTCATTGAGTATAATATTCGAGATGTTGAACTTGTGGAGAAACTAGACGATAAGTTAAAGCTTATCGATCTTGCATTAACTCTTGCTTATGATTCAAAGACAAATTATGAGGATGTGTTTCAGCAAACAAGAATGTGGGATGCACTAATTTACAATCATCTCAAAAGAAAAAATATAGTCATTCCTCCTATCGAAAAACATAGTAAAGATTCAGCATATGTTGGAGCATATGTCAAAGATCCAATTATCGGTCTTCATAAATGGATTGCATCTTTTGATTTAACATCACTTTATCCACACTTGATAATTCAGTTCAACATATCACCAGAAATGTTGATTGAACCCGAAGAATATACAGAGTACATGCGATCTCTTGTTTCCAAAGGAATTACGGTGGATGATCTATTAATGGGTCATATAGACACTTCCAGACTTATTAATGAATCATGCACCCTAACTCCAAATGGTCAATTCTTTCGCACAAAGGAACAAGGATTTCTCGCTAAATTAATGGAAGATATGTATGATGATCGTGCTGCATATAAAAAGAAAGCAATTCAAGCAAAGAAGGATCTAGAGAAAGAGACTGATCCACTAAAGAGAATTGACATCCAAAAACAAATTGCAAGATATAATAATCTGCAATTATCGAAGAAGGTGTGTCTCAATTCAGCCTACGGTTCAATCGGCAATCAATATTTTAGATTCTTTGATATTCGTCAGGCATCAGCAATTACAACATCTGGTCAATTAGCTATTCGTTGGATAGAAAAGAGACTTAATGAATATCTAAATAAATTATTAGGAAACAAAGATAAGGATTATGTAATTGCATCAGATACGGACTCAATTTATCTCTCTCTTGATGAACTTGTGGGCAGAACTATTATTGAAAAGAATCCAAATATTGAAACAAGAGAAGTCATCCAATTCTTGGACAAGGTATGTGAAACTAAAATACAACCATTTATTAACAAATCTTATAACGAGCTTGCTAAATATACTAATGCCTATCAACAAAAAATGATAATGAAACGAGAAGCACTTGCCGATAAAGGCATTTGGACAGCAAAGAAACGTTATATTCTCAATGTTTATAATAATGAAGGAGTTGAATACACTAAGCCCAATGTAAAAATTATGGGGCTAGAAATGATTAAATCATCAACACCAACAGCATGTCGTGAAAAATTAAATGAATCTATTGATGTTATTCTCAATGGTAACGAGAATGACATGATTGAATT